GGCTGCTCAGATACTTCTCCAGCCATACGATCTGCTCGTTCTCTGGCGATACGTCTGTCAATGGTGGCCTCCCGTAACGCTACACACGTCGGGCATGTAGCGCGGTGGTGTATGATTTCGGCGCGCAGCTCCGCGTCACGGAACGCAAGCCACAGGACGGCGTAGTCTGCGAGGGCGGGGCAGTGGTAGGTCATTCGCTAATCTCCTCGCACCGCCGCTGGTACGTCTGCCACTGCTGCGCGGCGCAATGTTCCGCACGCCTTTGGCAGGCGGCGGCGTTACTCTCCGCGCCGATAGCCTCATACTCGCTTGCCAATTGCTGCCAGGCTTCCGGGTCCAGGCTGCCACACTCAAGCTCAATTCGCTTTATCCGCAAGTTGTACAATTGTTCTTCCATCGTTTCCATGAGTAACCTCCAATAGTCGTTGTGATTTGTTGTCGATATAACTTTGGACTGCTGGAAGCCTGCCCTGATTGGATAACTCACTATCCAGCAGTTGCTCATAAGCCTTGTAAAAATGCGCCCTGTCTGCAACCACGTTGTCACCCGGAAATGTGTCAGGCCAGCCCAGCAGCTTAGCCACGCGCTCCACAAATGGATGCGTCCATAAGCGCGGGTGTTCGTCAATATAAAACTTGCTATCTTCTTCTGATAGAGACTTCAGCCACTCAGCCCTGGGGCCAGTGCTAACATCATGCCAGGCTGTATAAGCGTCTGGCACATTGGATGCAATGCGGTTCAGGTTCATTACCGCTTGGCGTAACTCATGCACCGATGGAAAGAACGTTCCCGAAGTAGCACAGTGCATTGCGCCAGCTTTCAGCGCATCGGTTGGGATGTCGCCTAGGAGCTGCACATATGCGGCTATGGTTTCGCGGGTGAGCTGGAAGCGCGGGTAGGATGCCGCTAACATTGCGAGTATCTTTGCAACCTCGTCATTCGATGCCATTCTTTTGCTCCTCCATGTATTCACGGATAGCAGCGTAGCCAGCAGGTTCGGCGCGCTTACCACTGCCATTAGCCCTAACGCCACTGGCGGCCTGCGCTATGGTTTCTAGTATTTGTTCGGGAGTAGGCGGCTGCCCTTTCTGGCCGCGCCAATCGTTTGCGTACCACCAATTACCCAAGCTATAAAAGGTTTTGACTTGTTCGGGAAGATAACCAGCGTCAAGTAATTCTTTTGATGGTTTCGCTAATCGTCCTGCATTGCGCTTTATCTTGTAATCAAGTTTGGTAACGTCTGATAAAACCCCCAACATTTCAGCCTGGAAATTAATTACTTTCCCTTCGGTGTTTAGAATTTCAGGCTCAGATACAGATACAGACTCATATACAGATGCAGATGCAGCAGGTTTTACCTGCTCTTGACTTACTCGCGAGTTACTCATGACTAACTCTTGAACAGCTGGTAACACACTCTTGGCTTCCCGTTCCGTTCCGGTTTGGTAACTCTTGAACTTCACAACATAGAAGTACCCGCGCCCTTCGACGGTGTAGCGCACAATCATTCCCCTATCCACCAGCCATGCAAGCGTAGCCTCTATCTGTTCGTCTTTCACGTCTGATCGTAACGGATACATTCGGGATCGCAGCCATGCGTAGTTGTCAATCATGCGCCCCTCGCTATCGGCGGCGACTATCAGCAGAAGCCAGAACACGCGGGTAAAATCGTCCGGCATTTCAGCGAAGTCGAAGCTATCAATTATCTTGGTGTGCAATTTACGAAACGTAGGCATCCTTTATCCTCACCCTCCCCATGCGTTAGTGACGACGCCCACGTAGAACACCGCGCCCATGATTATGATTAGCAGGGTGAACAGCGCGATGACGCGCAGCTCGTCAATCCAGTCATTCCTGTTGGGGATCTTGTTCATCGCCTCGCCTCCCTTGCCTGCGCCGCCGGATGGCGGTTACGATGGAGCTGCCGCGAATCGAACGCGGGTCTATAATCGTAGCGATTGCGCTACAATTACGCGAACGCCTGTCAGCCCCGTGTTTCGTGTAGTTTGTACCGCATTGGCAACGGTATCAACTATTGACAATATCCTCGACTGCGGTATTCTCAAGTAAGCGCACATTAATTAGCTCCTTCGCCAACCCCCTCACGCTTTCGTCGTCGCTCTCTAAATAAGCCCGCAGGCGCAGCACAGACGGCTTCCACTTGTCCGTCATCCAATGACCAACAGCGCCCTGGGTTGTCGGGTAGGTCTTACTGAGCAGCTCTGCAAACTCTCGATAGGTAAGATCGTGCTGCTCCAAGTAGTTGGATAAAATTTCTTGCAGTTGTGTGTTCCGCATAGGTGATAACATTTCGCCTCCGGTATGATATTATCACAAAGGCAAACGAATGTCAAGTACCTATATAAAATGCAAGGTGGTACGATTTATAATCGTGTATGCTAGATATGACATTCCGTAGGAGGATTGCGATGGAGGACGACATTAGAGCACGTGAACGAGAGATGGAGGCGTGGCTCAACGATGAATTTCTAAAGTACGCAACGGGGAAAAAGAGAATAACCAGCGCAGCCAGCTTTGCCAAGTGGCTGGGCGTAAGCAACACCAGCCTTAGCCAATGGATGAACGGCCAGCGGCTACCGTCTGGCAGGAACATTTACAAGATAGCCAACAAGCTGGGGCCGCATGTGTACGAGATATGTGGCATACCACCGCACATGCCAGAAGATAAGACCATACTTACAATCGTCAAGCTACTGTTTACCGCCGATGACAACCAGAAACAACGCGTTATGGACATTCTGCTGGGCAAGGACAAGGAGACCGATCCAGTCGTTGACCCTGGATAGAATAGAATATCTGTGCTATAATGCGTGTGGGAGGAAATCTACATGGATTACAGCACAGACGATGAGCCAGATCAAGTAATAGACGCGGTGATCCAGGCCTGGCCTACGCTGAGCCTGCGCAAGCGCGCTAGCATCCTGTTTGTGTTAGTTGTGGGGGAAATTGAACGGCGCGGCTACGATCGGTTGGCCGTTCTATCTGCCGCCGGTATCCTACTGATAACATCCATCATACAAGAGCAGCCATTCGGTTTGTGGCTGTCTCTTTTTGCAATCTATATTGCGTCTGCGGGTAAACTTCATCACTTGTGAATGATTCAGTTAATGATACATATCCGGAACAAGGTTATACCGCAGGCGAAATGACAATGTTTTTTGCATGGTAGTAAATAGGCGATACCTTATCATAAGCATACGCAGTATAGCATAAAGTACCGCTGGCGAAAGCCTTACATATTCGATAGCTACCCAAACTGGGTGGCTATTTTGCTATATAGGTACTTGACAAGTGCATCAACAAATGTTATTATTATACCGACAGCGAAATTATAACTACACGGAGGATACACAAATGACTGACTGGCGAGAGCGATACGAAGAACTGATAGCGGACGGGTGGGTCCAGCGCGAAAACGTAGATCCCGAATTGATGAACGCGTACTACGAACACCGCTGCGGCAACTGCCGTCACTACGGGATGCTTTACAAGTCGTTCACCCGCGAGGATGAACACAAGGCGTTTATCGTATGCCTGGAGTGCAACCACTTCGAGGAATTGTAGGAGGCAAACCAAATGCGACAACCCAACGAAGTTTACGTAATAGATTGGTGCAAATACAACCCCACCTGGGCGGCGCTGGACGCGGCCAACGTAGCGGACGGGACATACAGCCGTCACCCTGTCCCTGAGTTCGTGACGATGGCGCGTGAAGCCACAAAGCGCGCGCAAAAAGAACTGGACGAGTTTCACGAAACCGCCGGAGCTTCAACCGATTGGACACCCGAACAGGCCGCCGAGTTTGAACGCCTGCTCAACCACCGCGACGCCGCTATTGATTGGGAGTATGACTGCGTAGAGTTTGCCAGCAGGGGAGAAGTCCCGGCCAGCCTGCAATACGCCGTGAAGATGCGAGAGGACGCGCGCTAGTGGATAACCTGCTTGACCCGCTTGTGTTTGACGACACCGAGATAAGACGCTTTGTCCGCGAGTATCGTTGCGCCCTATGCAGCGCATACCTTGTGCAATACCCCGCACCTGGGCGTAAATGGTACGCAAACTGCCCTGAACACGGGAGCGTCATGCAACACACGGCGATAAAAGTTAGAACCATCGAGGAGGTGGCATATAGAACACGCAAGGCAGAGCGCGAGATGAACCCACTAACCGAAGAACAAAAGAAGTCAATTTTAGAAGAGCTAGGATTTTAGTTAGGAGGATACCAATGTCAGATCAAACCGCAATCACACCTTATGCCCGCTTCCGTGACATCCTGAAGAATGATGATGTTCAGGAACGCTTTCGGCAACTGCTGGATAAGCGCGCCCCGGAGTTTTTGTCCGGCCTGCTCAGCCTGGTGAACGCAGAACAAAAACTGTTGGAGTGCCAGCCTGCCAGTGTGTTGAGCGCCGCTGCCAAAGCAGCGATCCTGCGCCTGCCCATTGCCAAAGAGCTGGGCTTCGCTTATATCGTACCGTTCAAAACCACCGCCACATTCATTCTCGGATACAAGGGGATGATCCAGTTAGCCCTACGAACCGGGCAGTACCACGCGATCAACGCCTCCGAGATTTACGAGGGCGAAGAAATCATAGTGGACCGGCTTACAGGCGGGATCAAGCTGAACGGCAAGCGCACAGGCGACACCATCACCGGGTATGTAGCATACTTCAAACTGAAGAACGGCTTCGAGAAGTTTATCTACATGAGCAAAGAAGATGCAGAGCGCCATGCCCTGCGCTACTCGAAGTCCTACCAGTACGGGATGAATGGTGGCAGGAAAGAGAGCGCGTGGTTTACCAACTTTGATGACATGGGCAAAAAGACTGTACTACGTATCCTGCTTTCACGCTACGGCCTCATGTCAATCGAGATGCAAGACGAAGATGCACCGCCGTTTATCGGTGTTGATCCACGTATCACGGGTGAGCAAGATATTCCCGTCCCTGCTTTTGATGATGTGCTTGACGGACACTTTGAGGATGCCGCCGAGGTTGAGGTTGAGCCAGTAACCGAACCGGAAGCTGAACCAGTGAGTATCTACGACGCAGTGATAGCGGCGGGATTGTCCGAGAATGAGTTCGCCGCCAAGAACGCACTAGCGAAAGCAAAGCCAGTACCAACCACGAATGACGGCGCGGTAGCCTGGATGCGGGCATATCGCGGTTGGCGCGATATCGGCGCGGACAGCAAGAAGGCTGCCGAGTACGCCAATAAGGGCGAGATGCCCAAGTAGGCAAGTAGGTCACGCAACGGGGCGGCGAAAGCTGCCCCAGGAGGATTGAGAGATGTACGACATAGATATTATCCAGTACAAAGAATACCCATATTGCCCCAAGTGTGGTAGTCGAGACTTGTGGTTTGGCGCTGCGCAACACTATATAACGGACTTTACTCATCGGGTAAACGGCAAGTGTCGTCAATGCCACACCGAGTTTACAGAGGTTTACAGCCTCACAGGACTTGTCGGTGACGCAAAACCGGAGCCGCAGCCATGACCCCCAGCACCGACCTGATCCTGCTGGCAGCCGCGTCGCTGGTGGCGCTGATTGTGTTTATAGTCTGGATTGAATGGGACGGGAGGGCGAGATGAGCGAAGAGATTGATACCAAACGTATGCGCGGGGTAGTTCAAGACGAGAACTATAAATATATGACAGATGTGTGGCAGTACGGAGCGTCGCACAATAGCCAGTGTGAGTACCGCCATTATCCCTGCGCTGTGCTAAAGTTGTGCGACGAGCTAGACGCCCTGCGCGCCGAGCTTGCCGCCGCCAACGCGGAGATAGCGCGGCTGGTGGATAACATAGCTTTTCTGCAGAATGAATTATATGGGTTGGGAGGGTGAGATGGCTAAATACAATCCCAAGAACGCGCCAGAAAAGCGCCCGTCGTGGATGAAGCGCACCGCCGCGACGCTGAAGGCGAAGCGGGAACGCCCGCCGGTTGCGTGTGTGGAATGTTACGATACCAAACGCTGCCCGAATTGTGGCGGGCATCCTAGCTTTATGTTGGGCTGTACCGTGTGCGACTCAACGGGCGTATGCCCGCATTGCAAGAACGACTAATCATAGTTTTTAGACAGGAGGATATGATGGATCTAGAATTTGCACGTGCCTTACGATATGCCGATGCCAGAATGCTTGATCTTCAGGCGGGTGGCTGGGAAGACCACAAGTCCTATCTAATCGCCAAAGAGCTTGTCAAGGGCGAGGTATACGATAACTTCAAGTCCTTTGCGGACGCCATACGTGGCGGCTATACTGCCGGAAGTGAACTGCATCAAAAGTGGGCTTCCGTATTCGCGAAGTATAGTCCAGCCACCGGAAAGAACAAGGGTGTCGCTGATAGTGCACCTCTGTTTGCGCCGCAAAACGGGAACGGGAAACCAGCACCATTGACGCGCCGTCAGTACATTGACGTTTATCGTAATCTCGCAGACCAGAACTTACCCATCCCAGACGACGAAGTGTTTGCCGTTATCTCTGGGTGCTCGAACTCTACCGCTGGTGCTTGCCGCTATCGGTTGCGAGAAGATGGTTACGAGTTTGCTAAAGCTCCGTATGGTTGGGCTTGCATCAGTTACCCCATCAGCGAGGAAGAACGCAAGCGCCAAGAGGAAGAACGCAAGCGCGCTGAGGCTATTCAACATCTAGAGGAGAATATCGCCGCGCTAACCAAGCAACATGCGGCTCAGATTGCCATGTTGACAGATCAACTGTCTAGGCTAAAATAATGGGTATGGAACGTATCGCCCGCGCCGCCGTAATATTTGCCGCCAGTATCGCGCTGGGCGTGTACGCTGGGCTGATAGCCGTCGCGCTTGCCATGCCCTATCGCGTGGACCTCCGCCCGCCGTTTATCATCGCATCCTGCGTGGTGGCAAGCGTGTCGCTGCTGCGCGGGATGCTGTGGTGGGCGCGGATGGAAGAAGCCGACAAGCCGCCGCGAGTGCTGCCCGCGCCGGTGGTGAGGATTGAGCGCCACGAAAGCCCGATGCGGAACGCAAGCCACACCGTGCCGTCAAGTTGTCCGGCGAGTTACGACCAGCTCTACACAATCGCGGTGCGAGTGATAGCCGGAGGTCACGGCGTAACTTATCGCGACCAGCAGGATTTGTTTCGCCCGCAGGGCAGCTACAAGAAACTTTATAACTGGCTGCTAAACGAGGGGTACAGTACAGATGATGGTAGTGGGGCGAAGCTAACGGACGAGGGAGTGAGGTTCTTTGAGACGTTCTACCAGATGCCCTCCCTACCCTCCCCCGTTGCGGTTGCCTATCGCCAGGATGACGGTGCAGGCGTAACACGCACGGTAACACAGGAGGAATGAATGAGCATACCTGTTTTTATTGTCATGATTGCGGTCATGTTTGTGATAGGCATAATCGCAACGGTGCAACGGGCGCGCGCTGAGGCGCGGGTGCGAGAACTCAAGGCGGCGATTGAGCAGGATAAGAAGAACCGCGCCGCGCTGTTCAGGGCAAACAGCCACATAGCACACGCGGAACCATTTACTTTTAGCGTCAAGATTAATGGCGCGTGGAAGGACGTTGAAGCACAGTCGTTTAGTTTTGTGAATGACTCCGCAGATGCTTTCAGGTGGCTAACGGAGAATATAAATAATAGTGCGGACGCCGCAAGCGACATGGCTATGGGGCTTGACGCAATAGAGGCAGACGACGAATACCTTGAGCCATTCGAGAGGTGGGCAGACGAACACAAGGAGGAATGATGGACGAATACTTTACGAATGTACTAAAAACATTGGCGACAACGATTGTTAACCGGATACGCGGGAGTAGTTTTTGCGGCGTGCTGTATGACGAGAGCAACCCGGATATGATAATCGTTATGGCGTATGAGCTTGGAAAGCACGATGAGTCTTTGAGGGCGCGGAAGGATTTAGATGACGTGCTCGATATGACTGGGATTGGGAGACTATACCCATGACCACGCGCGTGATGCTGTTCCTGGCCGCCTGGCTGTTCGTGGCTGCGTTCGCGGCGACGGTGCTGGCGCTGGCTGGTTAGGTTTCCGACTTAACACGTGTTATTAGGGATTTTAACAGGAGCGGTGATTTTTTATGTCCGGTAGCTTGTTCACAGACAGAAACGCCATCATAGACTCGCTCAGTCAATTTGGCTATCCCGAACTGGCGCGTCGCTACAACGTGAATAGCTATTATCTGTGGCATATCGCCAACGATCCAGGCTACCGCCCGCCGCGTCATGTGGCGCGCAAGCTGGGCTATCATCTGCATAAGCCCCGTCCGCGCCGTGCAATCAACCTCAGCGATCCCGCCTCAGCCGCCGCGACGATACGGGCGCACGCGGGGCAGGAGTTCGTCGCTGAGCTGGTTAGACTGCTGGAAGAATGAATGATTAAACTAATCGCGATTATTATAATCGTACTGCTGCTCTTAGCCGCCCCCGCCTACGCCGACGCGCCTGTGCGCCCGCCCGCGTGGGAGACCGCCGCCGCGACGAAGGTAGAGGTTCAGCGCGTACGCAATACCGCCACGCCAACGCCGGAGCCGTACCCGATGCCAACGCTAGCGCCGTATCCAGAGCCGGAAGTGGTGGAGTGGTGGGAATGGCTGTTCAAGTGGATTGCAGAGTAGGAGGGATGGAATGGATAGCGAAGTATTGAAAGCCTGCCCGTTCTGCGGCAAGCGGGCAGCAGTTATCGCCACGCGTCCGGTCAATAAAAAATGGATTGAGTACCCGCTTTGTGAATACTGTGGCGCTGAGTGCGAGACTGTCGAGCAGTGGAACACCCGCCCGCTTGAGGACGCCCTGCGCGCAGAGAATAAGCTGACACATGATTTGTTCTGGAAAGTAACAGATGCTATCAGCGACGCTCAAGAAAAATACGATAGTGGAGAAAACACATCGCTTGCATACTTACTAGAGAAGTTGAAGATTATAGCGAGTGAGTGAGTTGGTAAAGGAATGACAAATAAGGACTAACCCACATTATCCCACAAAGCTAAAAGCCATGGATTTCGCCATGGCTTTTTGATCTCCTCGTACACATGGTACGTGAGGCTACCCCTTCGGCTTCTTCCAATTCGGATACTTCGCTTCCCACGCCTTCTTGCCCAGCTTCACCGCCTCGTCCCACATCGCGGAGCCTTCTTCGATCCCCTTCTTGCGCTTCCAATTCAGCTTGCCCGCCTTGCCCCCGCTGGTCGCCCCGCCGCTTTCGATGATGGCCGCCGGGTAACGTGGCAGGAAATACGCCTCAGGCTGCACCAGGTCGTCAAGCGGGCCAAAGGCAATCGTACAGGTTTCGCTGTCGTTATCGTAGCTGGTCGCCGTGATAATCACGCGCGGGTTATCCAGCGTGTCATCTGCTAATACCTCGTCCACCACGTAGTTAGCCAGGTCAAGCACCTTGCCCGCCTCAATCTCCGAGGCCGGGATGCGATTGCCGCCGGCGCCCAGCACGTAACCCGTGACGGTGATGCTGCCCTTCCATTTCGGGTCTTTCCACCGCTTCAAGTGCCGCTTACCGTGATACAAGGCAAGCGCCGCCGTAGATGGGCGTGCCGTGAATGGCTGCCCCTTGCGCCCGATAATGGTTGGTAGCTGGCTGACAAATTCCTGGCTCATGTACGTGCCGCTTGTGAGGTTGCTCACCCGCCGCCCGTATGCCGCGACGCTGGTCGCATCGGTTAGCGCCGTGTAGCCCGCGTCGTCCGGCGTGATGGTCTGCTGTTCGCCGCGCTCATCGGTGTACTTGACCGCAAGCCAGTTTGTGATGCGCGAGTAATCCCGCTCGATCTGCCCGCTCACCACGTTACTGTCGCCAAAGCGGATAACGTAATCAGCGGAGGATAAGTCAGGGTACACGCCATTGGATAAGACGGGCTTGCCGTCATTCGCTTCGCCAAGCTCACTTGCAATCATCTGAAAGTAGATAGACTCGTCGCTGGTATTGCCATAGCTTGCCGCCGCCGTGAGAATATCTGCCAGTGTAGTGAAGTCGTCGAAGATGAAGAAGTCAATCGCCGGCAGCGTTTCTAGACTCAGCCACGATCCGCCCTGACTGCTACTCATTTCACTACATAACCCCATCACGTCATAGGTGATTTCTTCCGCGTCGATTGTGCCAGTCTCGCCGTAAACGGTGATTGCGCTAAACTCGCCATAAATCGTACCGTCTGCCGCCGGGGTCTGGTCTGCTTCGGAGTAAAAGCGCAAATCTAAATACTGGCTGGGTGTGGCTAGGGTTACGTCAACATTACCAAGCGGCTCGCCGCCATCGTCATCAATAACCGTTGTTGTTCCAGTTGTGTATGTCTCTCCGCTGGCATTTGTCATTTGCGTGAATGTTACCCCGTCCGTAGAGCGCCGGACATCAATGCGCCACGCCTGGGCAGCTTCAGCGAAAGCATAGGTGTATTTAATGCGCTTTGCCGTCTGTCCGGTTGGCATCTTGTAGCGCACAGCCACTACGTTATTCGTCGCCCACGCTACGGCTTTCGGCGTGAAGCGTATCCGGCTCTGCCTGTCGATGGTGCATTTAGGCTCGCCGCTTGTGCCGTTTACTACCTTCCACACATCTTCCGTAATCCGCTTGTCCGCCCAACGCTTGCGGATTGCGTAGCGCATCGCCAACGCCCCCCAGTAGCCGGTACACTGAACAAGTGTTCCAGTATCCGCGCCGTCAATCTGGTTTGAGAGAATATCGATCTTGCCTTCGTAAACAGGTTTTATCCCGTTCCTGATAACAACCTGTTTGGCGCCGCGCACATTCCAATAGCTTGCGAGGTCGCGCGGCACGTAGAACGAACAGTCCGCATACAGCCCGCCGGGGAAGGTGGAGCCGAATTGCAGGCCATAGGCGCGGGAAACATCGCCGCCTGGGTCTTCCAGCAGCGCACGCGCACTACTGCCAACCACGTAAACTTCAATCGTCAATCCGTTATCAGTGTATGCCATTAGATTAGTAGATAGCGCGGTGTATAGTAAATATCATAGGTGAGGGTATAGGATAGGGCAGGGTTTTCGCCTTCGTACCCCATGAGCGTCTGAAGGATGTTGTAACAATTCGGGGCAAACTCGATAATATCCCCAGTTGTTTTTAGAACACTAACCATTCCCGGAGTGATACCTCCCGAAACCTGAACCAAAGTGTTTCCTGTCAGCCTGAATGATGTCATTGTGTATCCTTGACAATATTGATAAGGGCGCGGGAACATAGCGAAATAGTCAGTCGTGATATTCGCCGTTCCGCTATTACGGTAGCCGTAAACAGATAGAGCCTGCGGTTCTGTGTCGTAACCGCTGTAATTTTTCTGAGTTACGCCCGTATAAGTCCTATACAGGGCGTATGTTGTTCCAGTCGCATAAGGGCGCGAGAAGTCCGAATTGAGATTTACACCGTAGCCATTGGAGGCCATATACGACTGAACACGAATATAGGCAGACGATGCGTCTTTTATTCTCGCCAGTAGATAAAATTGTGCCTCGCTCAATTCTGGATAAGCTGATTTCGTCCACGCTACAGCGCCGCCGCCGCCTGCGGTAAAGCTGCTGCTGCTTGTGGTGATTGACGTAACGTAGGCCGAACCGCCCACAGAGTCAGCGACGGCAGTACCACCACAGTCCGCGAAAAACAAAGAAGGATTGAAATAGCGCCGCGTTGCGAAGTTACTCAGGTTCAGTCCGCTAAAAGCCGTTCCGGGCGTGCCGATAATCTCTGTCTCTGCGTATTCACTCCCCTGAATACCTGCTATGACGGCAAAGTGGTTATGCGTGGCGTCGGTGTAGTTATCCACCTGGTTATCCCCGTCCTTCGTCCATAAGTAGGGGATGCTGGATAGCCGCTGCCCGTAACCGTCGCCGCCCGTGACGAGGGCGCTCACCTGCGCGTAATCTGCGGCAACCTGCGCGGCGGTGAGGGGTGTGTCCCAAATGGCGAAGTCCATTATCGTGCCGTTGAAGTGTGATCCAGGTGTGTTGCTCGATCCAATATACAGGTACTCTCCAACCGTCCAAGGGGTCAGTGATGCAGACGTTGCGTAGATATCCCCGTTCAGGTAGATATTTAGAACAGACGGTCCCCAAACGAAATGTAATACTTGAATATCCCCGGCAACAAATGTTTGTGCTGCACCCTCTGCGGTTGCCGTTCCTTCCGTCAGCCGATAGTCGTCGTTGGTGAAGTTATAAGACGCGATCATTGTTCCGTCGTTGAAAAGATGACCGCTTACCGTCCTGTCGTATCTCTGCATGTGCTTCACTGCAACCATGATTGAGCCACCAGGAACGCTAAATAGCCCGGCGGTGGGAATACGCATATACGATACCGTTCTTGTGCTGGTACTCGCGTGAGCCGTGCCAGTCCAGGCGCATCCGATCATGTCGCCGTGTGTCATTGGCGTCGGGTCTGCCAGCTCTGCAAGCTGGACGCCAGCGACATAATACGGCGTATCGTATGCGACCACCGCGACGCCCGTAATCGTTGCCGCTGCGATTCCCGTAACTGGCGCTGATAATCTATACCAGCCATCTCCAAGAGCGGTGTAAGTTGTTGAAATTGCTTCGTTGTAGAAAAGTGTTAAGTCGCTGGAGGTTATCGCTGAACTATCACGCTTTTTTACATAGGCTTGCAAATAATGCGGGTTGGTATTCCCGGCAGTTATGGTTTGATATAATACGCGAGTTGTAGCCTCCCACCAGCGCGCAATCAGTGCGCTTTGTGATCCCCACAGCACATAACTCATATCGGTATTGACAGCCGCACTTAATGACGCCCCAGCTGTCCAGTCAGTGAGGCTGTTCCCGAATATCGGATTAGTCATCTTGTTCGTCGTGGCAGATGCTACTATCGTGCCCCGGCTGATACCGTCCGTGCCAATCGTATCCTCAATCACGCCGCCCTTCGCCTGCGCCAATAGCTGCCGCGCGCCCAATGCGTAGGGGCCGACCAGCAGGCTTATCGGTACGATCAGCGTCGCGTCTGGGATGGTGTAATGGTAGTAGCTGCCGTCAATATCCACTATCGCCGCCTTGACCTCCCAGCGGTAGGGCTGCCCATGCTGCCCCCAGACGGGCGCGGGTACAACGTAATTCGGCGTGTACTCGAAATACAGCTTGCTTGTCTTATCGGCCAGCGCGTTATTTAGCCATGCGGATAGTCTGCCAGCCGCCTGGTGCGTGTGCGTGCCGCTGCTGCCCATGATACGCACGCTCCACGCCCACCAGCGGTCTTGCGCGGTCTTGCTGACCACCTCGCCGCCCGTCATGCTCCTGGCAGCAGGCGCGCCCATGTTCAGGCTTTCCTCTGCTACGGGGAAGATGAAATCTTGAAATAAATCGTATGCGCCAGCGTCAAGGTTGAAGCTGCGCGATCCGTGAACAAATCTGGCTTTATAAGTCATGCGTCATGCTCCTGCGTAGCCGATGCCCGCGCGCCCGCGCATACTGCCCCGGTTCATCATGCTGAACAGGTGCGCCGCTATCTGTTGTGCGTCCATTCCGGGGAGGGTATTGACGGTGAAATAGTTATTGGTTACGCCGCCTAGCTGATTGTTGGGGGTGATGTAGCCATTCGTGGCGGGGGTAAACATTTCTACGCCGCGCTCGCCAACGGGATACTGTACGCCCGCGTAGACGTTGCCGCCTGCTGCCTTGCCTGATCCTTGCGGAGTTTCAACGTCCGGCGTTGTCTGTGGCGCGTAGGGGTTTGTGTCACCACCCCACGCGCTAACCCGCTCCTGTGTTTCCAGCGCCACGCGGATCATAAAGTCCTTGACTTGTCCGAGGGAGTTTAGGGCGTTCCATGCGTCGTAAAATAGATTTACTCTTGCGGTTGCGTTTGCGACGTTGCTCTCCATGATGCCTGTCGCCTCGGTGGTTGCTTGCTGGGCGTCTCTAACACCTTGATCTACTAGCCCCCACTTGTTAGCCAGTTCTTCAAGTAGCGCACCCTCTTCTGTTGTAAGCCCATTGGCGGCCAGTTTCTGCTCTAACATGCCGTGAAGGATGCGCTTTGTAGCTTCCTCGTGGGCGTTTGCAAGGTCGCCAATCGCGGTTTCTGTTTCGTCCAATTCACCCCGTAAACCGTCTAGCTCCGCCTTCTGTTCGTCGGTAAGATAGGACTTGCTTTCTAGGACTTCAATCTGGTCTTTCAGGCCGATTGTCTTTATCCGTAAATCTTCAGTGTTCCTGATAAACTCTTTCTGTGTATCTTCCATGCTGCCAGACATAGCTTCGTGTAAACTATCCATCTGGCGTGTTAGCTTGAATACGTCGGTGGTGTAACCATCTACAATTTGCGCCTGTTCGTCGTATGCGTCGCTTGCGCTTCGTAGGGTTGCGTCTAAACTTGTAACCGCATCTCTATGGGTTTTAGTAGAACGACCAAGCCCGCGACTGCGTTTGTCTGCGTCCGCAAGCATCTTGTTATAACCCTCAAGTTTTGGTTCAATGTCTGCAATTGCTTGATTGAACTGCTCTTGAGTCATCCTCCCGCCGTTCACTATCTTGAGATACTCGCGCTCAGTAATGATCCCGGCTTCCATTGCTTGTTTCGCTGTATTCTCTGCGGCAGCGTTATCCAGAAATGCCTTTGTTATGCTATTTAACGCGGGGATAATCGCTTGTCCAATAGACAGCTTCAAGTCTTGCGCGGCGTCATTTAGATTATCTAAACTAACCCGATATGCCTCCGCTGCGTCTAGCGCATCCTGATCCATGAGGCGCGCCGTGCCTTCGATGCTATCCCCCATTTCGTCAATCTTACCGCTGCCCAATTCCATGAGGCGCGCCAGGTCTTGGCCTGTGCGCCCAAATTTCTTCATTAGAAATTCTGTACGATCAATACCGGGAGCGAGGGAAAGATATTCGTCTGATAACTTGCCAATATTCTCAATGGTAGGCTTTACTCCCTTACGGATACCCGCCTCCATTGCACTATTCATTTGCTCAAAACTGATACCAACGTCATCAGCAACCTGTATCAGTTTGCTTGCTTCCTCTGGGGTTGCGCCAATGGCGGTTTGCAGCTCGCGCACCTGTTTAGCGTAGCTTGCCGCTTCCCCGGCGGTATCCCGAATGAAGCCTTGTGCCGCCCCTAGCACCTGGTTAGCCAGGCCGATAGCAGAACGCAATTCGGTAAATGTTGTTTTGCCAGCCTTACCAATATTCTTTAGCTGCTGGCTTGCTTTATCGGTTGCGCTGATAACGATATTTACATCTTCATTCATCACTCACCGCCTGCCATCATTGCCCTGTTCAGCGCCGCCGCTTCGTCCGGGTTATCCGTTGCCCACTTCCCCCAATCGCTTGAAGCCGCCCGCTGGCGATAGTAGGCGACTATGTTCGCCGCCGTGTTCATGCGCCGTACTTCACCCGCGCCCATGGTGCGTCCATAGATGGCCTGCGCCCCGTAGGATTGCACCAGATGGTATAACTCCAGCTCGCGCGGCATTGCGCCGCCCTCGTCCGCGTAGCGATAGGCCGCCGCCGCTACTCCAAAGGGACGTTTTCAGCCTCGTCATACAGCGCCGTTATTTCATTCACCAGCCACGCGGCAAGCTGCGCTGCCGGTTTGCTGGGTGTAGCCGGGAAGGTGTCGCGCGCCGGGTGCGCGGGGACATTCTCTAAATGCCAGCGGGTCTGATAGAACAACCGTTCCGCTAAACCGTTTTACGGGTGATTCGATTACTCGGCTCAAATGTCACTACCTTTCTAGGTCACGGCTGCCGTGCCCCATGCCGGGGCGGTGCTGCCAGGGTACATCTTGAATGTGGCGGTATAACTGGCGTTGTCCGGGTTCACGCTGTAATTCAAGCAAAGGAACCCAGCAGTCGCGCTGGACGTGATACCGAAAACCGGATCACCAGTCGCCCAATACGCCCGGATGCCGATATAAACGCCCAAAGTCAGGGGGGTCTGCCCACCAGCGATACCAGACAACACGGTATGCGATCCCGATAGGGTAGGGGCCGCGCCGGATGCCGCAGCAGCAGCGGCGGCGCTGTTGTCAAACGGCCCGCCGATTGTGATGGTGCAATCCGGGGTGTCTGGCAGAACGCCTACCAGCGCATCTTGAAATGCGGTTACGTCCGCCTCTGCATAATCCAGCCCCACGCCGTTGATAGAGTTGATGGGGATTTCTCGCACCGTGCCTGCGCTATCATCCAAAACAAAGCGCACCCAGCGTTTTACAGTTCTTCCTGTTGCCATAGTCTGATCTCCTTATGTCCGAGTAAACGATAAAACAAATGTAACGGTTGAAGCCGTGCCTAACACTACCTGCCAGCGTAGATACTGCCGGACGGTTGCGCCAATCGCTAATGCTACAATTCCGCTTGATACGGTGGAACAGTCAATCACGCCAGTTGTGGCTCCGCTCAGGTCTGCAAAGCCGCCGTCATTATTCACGGCTGCATCCTGTACCTTGATTGTGGCTGTACCGTCACCCGCCAGAACGTGATACACCATGTACCCACCCAGGGATGAAGCCGCGCCCCTGTCGTCAATCCCTGCTGCCGCATTGACCGCCGTCACCGCTGAATTAGCGTGCAGCAGTACCCCCCAGGGTTTGTTGTGATTGATGATTGCCGTTTCGTCGTAGTTGCCAAATGGCGCGGTCACGGTGATAGCCCCGCCGCTTTCCAATACCTGGTACGAGTTCAATTGGAATTGCCCGTGAAAGACTGGATCGCCAGCAGCAGGCGCGGCGCGGATCCCCAGCGCGGCGGTTACGATCTTCCCGGTTCCCGGCCATGTGGAGGCGGTAACGTGCAGCCCGCTTGTGGCGGTATTGTCCATTACGCCATTCAGTGTGCCGGGGCTGATATTTGGCGCATCGGGCAGATACCCCCTGACCGCGTCGCACATATCCGCTGTAACGTCCGCCGCGTTGTAATCGGCTACCAGCGGTCCAATGGTGCGCGAATAACAGGAGAGGTCGTACCCCGCCACGTACACCCGCGCCCATCTATTGAGTGTTCTTCCAGTTGCCATAGTTACCTCTAATTGATAAACTCCATCACCCGAAAAGACAGGTCGCAGCCCCAATGCAGCGTGCCGTCAGGGGCTACCACAATGCCGGGGCGTATCGTTCCGGTTGGTATGGTTTCCACCGCGCCGGTCAAGTTCACAATCCCGATCACCGCATCCAGAATAAGGGCTATCATATCCACCAGCCCGTCAAATGCTTCCAGTTCAATCCCGCTGCCAACCGGCTTGTAGTACAGGCGATAATTCAGGTCGTACCTGAACGTCATCTGCGCCACATCCCCGCTGCCCTGGCTGTCGTAAATCAGCTCCATGTTGCTAATGTAATCGTCTGCGCGCGGGGCAAGCGTGGGGTTCTGTGTGGGGATGCTCACGCTCATATCGTCCACATCTTCTATCGTCAGGCCGGTGACAGATAGCTTTGAGATGCTATCGGCTACGGTTGCAATAGCGAGTGCCATTATGCCCGCCTCTTGTAAACGTTGATAACTCGCCAGGCGTAGGTTGGAATATCCTGCGGTGTGATGGTGATACCCGCTGCCGTGATGGTTGTCACCGCGCCTAAGTTTTCGCCAAACCTGCGCTTATACGCGGCGCTGGCAATCTGTACGCAGGCTTCTTTCACGTTTGCAGGGGTGGTCGCAATGCGCCCCCATGTTCCGGCCAGGGCGATCACGCCCTCGCTGTTGCCGTCGCTGTCCAGCTCCCATCCGACGCTGCTACCCTCTTTCAGCTTGATTGCATAGTACGGGGGTTTATTGCGCGGAACTACGGTATATTCCGTGCTGGCTATTGCGACGCCGTTCCCGTTGGTAAGCGTGGTGACAGATAACAAATCATCATCTAATCGCAGCTCGCGCCCCTTTGGAATGTCAAAATAATGCGTCTCTGTGCGGGCGTAAAACGTGCGCTGCGTTTCGTTATCAAAGAACCGGCTGGCTGCTTCTACTTCCGCTTCCAGAATGGTGTCATCTTTGGCGTTAGAGTTGTCGATGCCCAGCCGCGCCTTGATCTCTACCAGGTCGCAATAGCCGTTGGTTATGGTCATTGGCTTACTCCAACCAGTACAGGATCACACCGCCCACGCCACCGTCGCCACCGTCTGCTACAACCATCTGCGGGATGCCTTCGATCAGTGGTAGGGCGCGATCACCGCCAGACGTGCCGGTCAGAGCCGCGCCAGCTTCCGAGTGAACTACATGACGCGGGTAATACATTGCGCTCGCCGTCCCGTCCGTGATGGTCAGTAGATTGGTATTCAGCCCGTCCGCGCTGGTGGACGAAATAACAATATCCGCCGTTGCAGCGAATGACGTATCTAGATATTTCACAGCGTACAGCATCCCGCTGATAGCTCTCTCGCCCGTGACAGTCAGCGCGCCAAGCGCGCTGCAAGTGCCGTATAATCGCATCTTCTTCATTGCTTCACCTTCTTGGTTGTCCGCTTCACAATTACGCGCTTGGGTGGTGCTACCACTGGCTCATCTTCAACCAGTACCGCTGGTTCTTCAACCAGCATCGCCCGCCCGTCGCGTATCAATAACTGCGCCAAATCACTGTCAAACTCAACCACCTGCCCGGCCTCGTAATACAGCTCGTTTGTCTCGCGTCCCTGGAACCCGTGAATAAATCTAACTTTCATCGTTAGCCCTTTCAGCCGGTATTAGCGCCGGACTATCTAAAATCGGATAAACTTCTTTCAAGTCGCTTGTCTCAATCAGGTATTCAAGCGCCTTTGCCGCGCCTTCGTTCCGTGCAGCCTGCCTGTCATACATCAATACCTGCTGGCTGGCCTCCTCAATCTTGCGGCGGCTGGCGGCGTTATTCTTGCGCTCATCCAGTATGCCCATCCACTTGTGCATTTCGTCCAGCGCCTTTTGCTCCTCGCGCTGATACTGCTTCTGGTGTACCTCAATCAGTTGTCTGCCAATCATCGGTATCCCTTCATAGCCATACAATAGCCGCCTGGTGTGCAGTCCGCTTTCGGGCGGGATAAATACGTCAATTCCGCGCCCTTTGGCATATGCAATCCACTTCAACGCTTCCTCGCGCTGGATTTCGTATTCCGTGCCGTAATCCATATCAAAGCCCAGCACGTACCACTTATCAAAACCTTCCAGAATAGCCGAGGCCGCCATGTAGCAGAATGAGCTGGTAAAGTGCAGATAATCGCCCGCCAGTTCCAGCGCCGCGTCTTTCGGGTAGCGCACGGCGGCGGGTATCTCCGGGTATTGCTCAAGCATATAGACCGGGTAGGGATGCTCTGATCTCAAATAGTCCAGATGCCCTTGCTGATAGTCGCGCGTGTAAAAGTGCGGGTCTTGAATAAGCTCAAACGGGTGCATATCGTACAAACGATCTATGCGCGGGTAGCCGTGCAAATGCCCGTGATTCATTGCCCAGATAGCCACATCTTCAGGCAGGCTGTACACCATCTGGTTACTGCGCTTGCTGAATCCAACCAGCGCCACTGCTTTAGTCATACTCCTGCCATTCTCCGCGCTCAAATGCTTCTGTGTTCGTCGCGGTGGATATATTGATAATGTGCCTGGGTATCTTCGCTTCTCGAAACGCCTTATCGAGTGCCCCGTACCCCTTGTCTATCGCACCCAGGTCTGATAGCTTGCCGCCGCTTCCGTAGAAGTGCTGCCCATCGTCCGTGTGATCCAGCCCCACAATCAGCATGGTGGTAAAGCCCATGTAGTATGCAAGTTGCAGGGCTACATGGGTGACGGATGTATAGGCTATCCCCGGAGCCGTTAGCATCTCCACGCCTTCAGCATTGCCCTCCCACACTTCGCCGGGGCGATGGTGGAAGTAGTACACGGGGCGCGCCTGGTAGTCAGGGTATCTATCAGGTACAAATTTCGGTATTGGCAGGCGCGCCTCTAGTGTCTTAGCTAGCGGTATAAGTATCTTGTGGTCTACTGCCGTGTAGTACGTGGGCACGAAGCCCTCTAGCTTGTAAATCAGGTTTGTGCCAAAGCTTGGGAAACGCCGCAAGAAGTCAAGCGGAATATCCCTCAGCCCTGGCCCGTTGGCGATAATCAAGCAGGTTTCACCTGCATGTTTGCGCCAGTGTTCGCTAATCGACAAAGCGATACCTTACCTGCACCTTGTACTTACCGGCCTCAGTTACAGCAATGCCGGTATGTCGTGCAATCAGCATGGAGTTTGCCGCCACTGAGTGAGCCGCAAGGGTAAGAGCCGTGTACGATCCTACCGCCTTGCTTACTGCCAGGGCGGTAGCAGCTACGATGGTTACACCACCAGCAGCCACGCCCAAAGAAACCG